CTTGCTGTATCCCATACAAACCAAGAATTTGTTCCATCTGCCCTTTTTACAAATAACATTCTGGGTCTGAATCCTGTATAAACAAATGCTCCATTAGCACTATAATTTCCAGTATAAGTTCCAAACTTACTATACCCATCAACTTCTGCCCACGCATATACGATACCATCGCCTGTTCCTGCGTGTGTGTTTCCTAAACTTAATACATCAGCAGTTGGTTCTGTATTTGCCCAATAACCTATTGCTGTTGCTTCTGCATTAGTGCTATTTAATAGCAATGCTTTTGTTGCACCTAAACTAGAATGATAAACGTGCCAATTCTTACTGCCTGAAAGAGGTTTGTGAATATAGAATGAAGGTGCCTTATTAAGACCATGACCTATAGTAACTCCACTAGCACTTGTATAGTTAGCTAATGTCATTATACTAAATCCTGCTTTTGCATTTGCTTGTAAAGTGCAAGTATGATTACCTTCATTATTCGTGCTAGTTGTACCTCCATTAGCTTTCCAACACCATGCTACATAATTTTTACTACTTGTATTAACAGCACCATTAGCACTATTAGCTAAAGAAAAACCATCTGAATCAAATGATGTAAGGTCTTCATCACTTGCACTTGATAATTCAGCTCTATTGCTAGATGAATATAAAACTTTAGCACGACCTCTTGAAGAATCTATTAAAACATTTCCATAAGATGCTACGCTAGTTCTATCTTTTATCCAGCATAAATCTGGCTGGAATCCTAAATTACTTATACTTTGTGTACTACCATTACCAGAATAAGTAAGTATATTAAAATTTTTAGCAGGATAAGAATCATCAGTCTGTGCAGGGTCTATGTCATCTGATGTAGGTGCATTAGCTGAATTTAACGAAAGAAAATTAGTAGGTGGTGTATAATAAAAATCACCATAACCATTACCATCTGTAGCTGATGCAGAACCACTTGTTTTATTACCTGAAAAACTACTATCTTGTCCTGCATTAATTGTACCACCATTATTGGGAGTTCCTACAGCATAAGGTTCAAAAGCAGGATATATTATAGGAACATCTCCAGTCCAACTTGCTTGTTGATTACTACCTCCAGCAGGATTACCAGAATTAAAAAATGTTCCATTTTTACTAATCCATAATTTTTTATTATCATAATCTAATGCAAAACCAATTATATCTCCATTAGTAAAAGAAGTTACACCCGTGCTAGTAAGAGTAATAGTTCCCCATCTATCAGGGTCATCAGAACCTGAAGAATCATATAAAGTACCATTATTTCTTAATCGTATAGCACTAGGAGTCATACCATTTGTGGCACTACCTCCTGAATAAAATCCACCACCTTCATAACCAGAACTTAATCCTGCATATATATAACCACTTCCATTATCATGAATGTATATTTCCCAATACCATTTACCAGTTGTTATACCCATAGTAGCAATCGTTCCTGCTAAATCACTATTGCTAATACTTGATACTGTTGTATTGCCATTTGTTAAACCACTATAAGACCCCAAAGTTAAAGCATTCCATGTTGCAAAATTTGTATTATTTGTCATATTTAACTACCAGCTCCACTACTAGGAGTATCAATAGAACTGTGGTCAGCATCTATGTTATTAAGGGTGTAGGTATTACTATTCCCACTACTATCTGCACCTAATGCTCCAGATGCGAATTTGAGATGCACTCCATTTGTACCAAAACTCAAACCACTCGGATTCTTAGGAACAAGAACATTATTTTTAAATTCTGCAAAACTTGAATAATCTGTTGCTGTACCATCTAAAAGAACCATATCAGCCATATAACCATCTAACTCTGTTGAAGCATTGTACCTTAATTCTCCTATTTGATGTTCTGTTGTATTATTAACTTGTAGGTCAGCATCTTGAGACATCCAATTAGCTGTACTTGTAGTAGTAACTTGAACCCCATTTAGCCAAAATTTAACCCTATTAGTGTTTGTTGACTGGGTAGTGTCTACTGCTACGCAAAAATGATAAAAACCACTTATATCTCTCAAAAGAGGTGTCCAAGCAATTTTAACACCTCCATTTCCATTAAATTCAAATGCGTCATATGGGGTATTACTAGCAAGTATTCTTATCTGAGTATAAGTAGCACCACCATCTCCAGCATCAGCACCAAATAATACCATATCATTCCCAGTATTTCCTAAATTTGACCTTTTAAACCAGCAACTCCAAGTCCAAATCTTTCTATTTCCAGCATAGCTAGGTGTTCTTGTTAAATGGTCTCCAGCATTTTCATCAAACCTTAGAGAATTTTGAATGTTGTAGGAATAAAATCCAGCACCAGCACCAGCACCTCCAAACCATTTTTCATTTGCTACCATCAGCTAAAAGCCAGTTGAGGTGTTCCAAGCAGAATAGAATTATCTGCTTTAATTAAATAAGGCACTACATCATAAGCTGAGTTTGCACTAGATAAAGTCAAACCAGCACCCCCTACAGTTTCATAATCACCATGTAGGCTAACTGTTCCAGCACTTCCACTTGAGGGTTGAATAAATACTATAATACCAGTTTGTCCTACATTCCCAGCTTCCGTACTAGGTTGAGCAAGTGTGTTAGCTCCAGAACCTAAAGTAAGTAAAAAGTTTTGTGAGCTATCAAAATCTAGGGTTTTGCTTGTAGAAATCGTTGCTGTTTCAGTCTTTGGAATATTTACTTTATTTGTTAATATTCCAGTAGATACTAAAGAAACTAATGTAGAACTTGCTCCGTCAGGTAAAAGTAATTCATTAGTTACTGATGCAGAGTGTGGTTGTGATTTTACTATTTGTCCATGTGAGTTGCTTTCACAGTTAAACTGGATTGCACCAGCATTTGTGTTTCCTCTTACAGTTATATGTCCAGTTCCTTTTGCTTCTAGGTCTAAGTCAATATTACTATCTCCACCAGTTGCACTTAACTTTGGGGGATTGCCAGTAGCAGAGTTTGTGATGTCAAATTGATTGACTGCTGAACCAGTTTTTTGAAAAATTATAAGTTCATTTCCATCATCATCATTTATGCCATGTGCATCATCAAATTGTATATTGTTACTATTTGTATCTAAGTCTGCTGAAAGTTGTGGTGAACTGTCATTTACTAAATCTGATTGTGTTGCACTATCTATAAAGTTTATTGTGTTTGCAGATGTATTTACAGTTGCAAATGAAATATCATCTGAGCCATCAAAAAATTTAAGTTCTAAAGAATTAGAACCAGCATTTGTTGTGTCTAACCATAATGTTCCAGTAGTTGCACCACTTGGTCTTGAAGTGCCTGAGTGCATTGAGTTTAAAGCACCCAGAGCATTATTTAAATCACTCCTAAAGCTAGGAAATGATTGGTTTGCTATATTCATATCATGTTGCGACATATCTATTTATACTCCTTTTAAAATCCTTTTGCAATAAAATCAAATGTTTTTGACACTCCAGCATTAGAACTGTTAAAAAATGCTACATCAAAACCAGTTATTGCCTTGTTTGTTATTGTAAAATAATCTCCAGTTGCCATTCCTTGTGCTGTTACACCTACAGCATAATTAACAGTTTTGAATGGTTTTGTAAATGTTATTGATTTCGTACTTGTTCCAGAAACAATATCATTATCACTAAATATTCTGTCTTGCATATCAATAGTAACTGTAACTGCTGATACTACTGGGGTTGAAGCATTATCTCTTGAAATTAATACTACTCTAAATTTATAATATCTTGCTTCATATTCTCCTATAACAAAACCTCTAAAATCAGTAAATGTTGAATTATCATCACTAGTGCTGATTTCAAGATGAGCATTACAGTTGGCTGGTGTATCTCCATCAAAATTAGATGAAGTATCGTCAAAATCTCCAGTTCTGTTATCAAATAAATCATCTGGGTTATCTGAGGTTTGTGTCATTGAAGCTGTTATTCTTACAGTATGCTTTGCTCCAATATCTATAACATTTGCAAATTCATAATTCCCAGTTGAAACAAAATCAAAATTACTAGCACCTTGGTCAAAAAATCTATCTGTATCATCATCAAAATTTCCACTAGCAGAATCAAATAATTCTGTACTATCTAACTCAATAGCATCATCTATTAGTATTGTGTCAGTAAATGTTCCCCCAAAAGTAGGGTGTTCTGATTGTGTTGTAATATTATTGAAGTTTATAGCACTTGTAACATTTGATATTATAGCAGTAGCATTAGAACTAAAGTTTCCAAGTTTATCAACTGCTTTAATTAAATATGTTCCTTGTCTGGCTGGAACAGATATTGAGGTTGCTGGTCTTGATATTTTTTCAACCAAAGCAACTGAATTTAACCAATCAGCAGTTCCATCTGTTTCTTCAGAAAATCTTAAATTATAAAAAGCTAAATCTAAATCTGTTACAGCCTCCCAAGATAAATGTGCTTCTTGACCAGCCACATTACAAGAAAAGTCTGTTACATCTGATGGAGGTGCTATTGCTCCTATTATTTTTCTTTGAGCAGATACATAAGTCGAAGATATACCAGCAGTACTCACAGCTTTTACTCGTACATCATAAGTTTGTTGGTCAATCACATTCAATACTCTATGATTTAATCCTGAACCTTGAGCATAAATAATAAAATCAGAATCAGCATTTAATTTATATTCTACTTGGTAAAAGTCTATAAATTTGTCTGGACTTGCTCCAACAGTTATATCCAAAGCCACAATAACTGTTCCATCATTATATTCTATAAGTTGGTCAGATAATGTTACACTTGCTGGGGGTTGTATAACAAATGGGTTTGGTAGTGTAGTTGTGGGTATACTTGCAACCTCTTGCTGTGTTCCAAAAGTATAAAAACTATCTTGATGTTCAGAACATTGTAAAGATACTGTGTGGTTACTGTTTACATTCATTCCTTGCACTCTAAATGCTTTTGCTGAAAAGCTTGGTGTTGCGTGAGTTATATTTACTATATCTCCTACTGCTAAATCTAGTGCAGTTGCGTCAGCAGTAAGGCTAATGTCTAAACTTGACCTAGACCTCCTTAAAATAATTTCAGCCATCTCTTGAGCCTGATATGGACTGGTGAGCATAGCAAAATCAAACCTACCTTCTAATAATAATCCTCCATCTGCTGTTTTCATAGTTGCGTGTTGGTCTGCACTATCTAATCCAGTTTCATCTACTGGAGGAAATTGTGCTGTGTCTGATTGATAGTTTTTATCAGGGTTAGTAAAGTTCACTATTACTCTATTATATCTTGAGTTTTTATTTTTACTTTTTACCGATATACCACCAATAATATTGTCCTCTGTAAGTGTTATTGATGCTGAACCACTTGTCTCCACTAATACATTATAAACACCTCCAGAGAAGTTTAAATAGGCTCTTGAACCCCTTACAAATTCTTTTACATTATCAATAGCTTTTTTTGATGTATCAACTACTGCGTGGCTATCCATTAAATCTATTTGACTTGCTCCACTATAAGGGGTGATATTTGCATCACACACATCTGTTGCTGTTTGCCAGTCTGCAAAATTACTATCAAAATAACTATTAGCAATACCCATTCCGAATCTGTCGTTTCTTAAATAGTCTAATAGTTGTAGAATAGGATTATCTGAATATTCCCAAGTAGAACTTGTATCTGCTCTATGGCTACCACTTCCTCCAGTTACAGTACTGTCTAAGTTTGGATTATAAACTTTTTTTCCTTCTACTACTGCTTGTACTGTTGGCAATGAACCAAACTTGTCTTGATTCCATTCAAACCTTATAGCTAAATAACACAACCCTCTTAGTCTATGGTCTGAAGTCCAAGAACTTAAAGTGGATAATAATGTTGATGCAGTTTGGCTATCAGTTCCAAAATGGGGTTCGCAAGTTATTAAACTAGCACCACTATAAAAATTTGCATCTCCACTTCCTACAGTTATTTGTGTGTTGTCTGCTATATCTCCTGACCATGTAACCTGATTGTCATTAATGAATATAGAACTAATATCATTTACTTCTCCTTCACTAAGAATAATAGCCATGTAAAGATATTGATTATCTGTTCCTGAAGTTTCTAAGAATACAACATTGCCACCAACTTTTCTTGTACCATAAACAATAGGTATATGTGCATTAGCATTAAATTTATTTACTAATACACCTCTATTAGTTTGGTCTGCAAAATTTTCCCCATAATCAGGCACTTCAGGTTGTGGCACTAACCACCCAATAAAATCTCCAACTAAATCACCTACAAAATCTACTACTGGTGCTACAAAATCTACAACTGCTTGAAATGGATTACACATTAATTTAGTCTCCAGTTACCACCTAAACTTTGAAACCCTAGTTTTTTAAATACTGGGTCTATGTTTAGTCCACTTGTTACCGATAAATATATTGGCAAATCTTCTGATGCTTTTTTGATTGCATCTACTAAAGTTGCTACAAGCTTAAAGTTTCTAAAATTCTTTTTAACAAAAATAGTATGCAAATGAATACACTCACTTTTACTAAACCAATATTCTGTTTTACCAAAGATTGCACACCCTATAACTTGGTCTAAATCTAAATCTTTTACTAAGATAATTTTACCCTTCTCTAACATAATTTTAATAAAAGTATTTAATTTATTATTATCAACTTCTGGATAATTTAGTTCTTGTAAATCTACTTCTTTAAATTCATTCATTAAATCACAAACAATTTTAACATCTTTCTTTTCAGCATTGTATAAATGAATACTCACACTCTACCCCATTTAATATCTTTTACAGTTAGTGCTGAAAACTCCATTCCTTTATCGCCACTAAATACTCTTTGTTGTGAATTATCTGTTGTAGTTCTCCCATTAATCTTGCTAAAGTTTCCCCAATGAGAAGTAACTGTTAAAGCAATACTAGCAGTTGTTGTATTATCTTTTATATTAAACTCATCTATAGTTCCAAAAAATAATAAAAATGGGTCAGCTATTAAAGATAAACTACTATTTAAAAAACCTCTGTAAATATATACATCATCATTAATAATGTTTTCATTAAGTGCTACACTCACATAAGTTTGGTCAACTCCTGATAAACTTATTGCTAAAGTATTTTTTGTTGGTTTGTTTGTTTCGCTGACATCTGTAATGCTTTTTAAATGACCATTAGCCAAATAAGTTCTTGAACTGCCAGAGACACTTGAAGTAATATCAAAACTCGCATTTGTTAAATATACTGGTGTTCCAAACCCTATCTCTAATAATAATACTGGCTCTATAATGCCAGTTGCCAGTTCGGTTTTTACTGCACTTGTTAAACCTCTAGCCATTATAAACTCTCTATAACATCAAACTCATAAGTAAATAATAAGTTCCCATCACCATCATTTTGAGTTGTATTAAACTCTTGAACATCACTTGTTAGGTGTACTTTGAAAGGCACAGAATCATAAGTAACTCCACTATTATCAGCCAATGCAGTTCTTAATGGGGGTTCTATGGTTACTGTTGCTGAATTACTGGAACTGGTTACATCTGCCACAACCATATAAACTTTGTCGTGAGCAAACTTTAATAAATCACCAGCTTTTAATCTTCCAGCACCATCTCCAGCAAAACCATCTATTGCTATGGTTGTATCTGATGCACTATGAGAACCATTTACTAATAGTGTTCCAGTTTCATTTCCTTGAGCATTTAAATAGCTTGGCATAGTAATTGTAAAATCTTCTTGTCTTGACCTCTGCTTCATTATAAAAGCCATTATAGGTGCAAAGTCTGCTCTTTTCATTGGTGGATAGCTTACTGTAAAACTAAATCTTTGACCTTGTACTTGCCTTCTAAATGACTTGCCACTATCTGTTTCAGAAAACAAAGTCTTTTGATTGCTTTGCAAATTAATTGCTTCAAATCTTGTATCTGGTAAAGTACCACTCATATAATAGCCATTTTACCCTTCTCATTTACAGCACTATTAATCAGGTTAACTATTGTTCCTCTGCTGTTAACTAATAACTCATTAAACCCTCTAGCATCTACTGTACTTATATTAAAGTTTACTGTTACAGCTTTTGTACCCATTCCTAGCTTATCATTTGGTACTATAGTTCCAGCTTGGTCTGGTACAAATAATTCAGCACCCTTCTCACCTACTATGCTTGGTCTACCTACTGGGGGTCTACCACCTTTTTCAAATCCTTTTATTTTATTTACAAAACCCATAGCAAAAGCTAATGCACCTCCAGCAAGAGCCACATTTAAAGGAAAAGGAATACTAGCTATAGTTGTTACCACACTTTGAAATGCACTTATCATACCTTTTTTTATTGCGTCCATTTTAAATAATGCTAGAGACTTAGCAAAAGCCATTTTAACTGCTTGACCTATTAACATTTCTAAAAAACTCCTAACTACAAATCTTGCTAAATCACCAAAATTAGCCTTTCCAGTCATTACAAAATCAGCAAGTGTACTTTTTAATTTACCAAAAGTTTCTTTTCCTATGTCTTTTATTTGTTGAAACCCAGTTTTTTGAGCATTAACTGCTTCCATAAAACCATCTTTAAAATTTTTAACTGCTTCACCCATCAAACTCAAATTTGCTACTGTTTTATCTTTGTTTTCTGCTGTTACAAATCCCTCTGCGTTAGCTTCAATTATAGCTTGATTTATTTCTTTCATCATATTGACTATTTTTTCTTTTAAACCACCAGCTACCATTCCAGTTGTATTGATACTAAGATTTAATCCTTCAAATGTAATTCTGCCTGATTCTCCAGCTTGTTCCATTGCTTCTTCTAATTCTCTAATTGGTGTTTTTAATTTTTCTGCTGAACTTTTAAAATTTTCAAAATTATCCATCATTATTGCAAATCTTTCATCACTTATTAAACCTAATGATTTAAAAGTCTCTGCTATTTTTTTTTGTACCGAAGCCACACTATCTAATAAACCTCCAAACATTGCTCTTATGTGGTCAATAGCACCAGCAATAACACCTACAACTAATCTTCCCTTTAAACCCATAGCTAAAAACCCTATAATTCCAATAGTTGCTATGGGTTGTGGTAATCCTTTAACAAAATTAACAAGATTAGCTATAGATTTCCCTATAAAATTAAATACTGGCTGTAATGTATCTATAACACCAGCACCAAATAATAAAACTTTTAAAGTGGTGTTAGTTATAGCATCTCCTACTTTTTCAGCAAATTTTTCTATACTCCCAAAGTTATCTGCTAAAGATTTTTCAACTAATTCTGCACTTGTTTTCAATGCTATAAATGGAGAGCCATCCATTACTGCCATTTGAAATAAATTAAATTTATCTCCTATCATTGAAAGAGTACCATCAAAAGTCTTAGCCATTTCATCACTAGCACCCACTATTGATATTGTTCCTTCTCTAAATGCTTTGATGATATGTTCTTTAGATTTCTCTGCACTCATTTGAACACCAGCTTCAAAACCTAACATTTTTCTTACTGCTCTTTCTCTGAATAAATCAGCAGAATTTATACCAGCAGAAAAAGTTCTTTGTATTTGTTCGGCAGTTGTTGCAAAATCTAAACCTGATGCTGATGCTATATCTCCAGTTATTTTTAATATTTCATTTAATTCATCTGCATCTTTAGAAACTACAGCAAGATTTGCTGAACCTCTTTGTATTTCTTTAAGTGAAAATGGTACTTGTCCAGCAAATTTAACTAAACCTTTAAATGCTTTTTCACCTTCTTGAGCAGTAGAAAATAAAAATTTAAATCTTACTCTTAATCTTTCTACTTCTCTTGCAGTATCTAGGAAACCTTTAGCAACAAAACCAGCACCAAGACCAACTAAAGCATTGCGTAAGTTAAAAACAGAATCTTTTACTTTGTTTATTCCAGCAGTAGCAGACTTCATAGCTTGTCTGGTCTTATCTTTAGCTATTATGTCTATATTAACTTGTTTAGTTGCCATTTATCGCCTTGCTCTCTCTAATCGTTCTTGTCTTTCTCTTTCTTCGTTTTGAATCTCAAAATATGCTACCCATAAATAAAATTCATCAACTGACATTTCTAAAATTTCGGCAACTGTTTTATGTAGTTTTTCTGCTAATCCAAAAATATTATGTAATTCAACATTATTTTTTAGTTTTTTTTATTGTCCTCTATATCTTTGTTTTCAGTACCCATAATCTTTGTTGCAACATCTGCAATGATATTGGTATCAGCTTTTGTTTTAAAACCTAGAACATCTTGACCAGTAAACATTTTTTTTCCATCTTTCGTAAGTGCTTTTTCTATAATAACATCTATTAATACTAATAAATCGGTATTACTAGCACCTTTGAAAATCTTTTGCTTTTCCATCATATTAAATGGTTTACAATGAATAGCTTTTTCGCCTACTAATCCCCATTCTGGAACTTCAATCACTTTAGTGTCTAATGCACTAAAATGGTCTCTGATACCATCAAAATAATCAACTTTATTGTCAGTCATATACTATTTACACAGTACCGATTGTCAGACCACCAGTTCCCTGAATTGATACAGTTCTAGTAGTTACACCATCAAGAGTAACCCCTACTGACATTCCAGTTACAATACCAGTTCCAGAGAATTTTCTGTCGCCTGATTCATTTCCTTCTGGTAAAAATGCAAATGTTAACTCTGCACCTTGAACCATAGTCGTTTGCCCAGTATCAGTTTCATCAAAATTCATATCTATACTAGCAGTATATGTACCTCTACCAACTAAAAATGATTTCATTGAACTTCCTAATGCAGTATCTTCAACTGTGTCGTGTGTAGTGTCTACTGTAAATCCAGTAGCATTGCCAAGTGTTGTTCCTCCTATGGTTACAACTCCTTCTTTTCCGTGATGTGTTGCCATTTAAACCTCCTTTATTGAATATTGGCTATTTTTTATTATCTTCTTCTTTATCTTGTTTTACCACTTTTTCACTTTTCTTGGCAACTTTTTTTTCGCCAGTTAAAGTAAATCCTATGCTTTGAAAATGCTCAATGTGGTCGTCTGAACATTTAATTATATCTTCGCCTTTTTTCATAGTTACTTGTTTTGCCATTATGCACTCCCTCTTGTAAATTCATAAATTACTCTTGCAGTTATTCTAACACCCCCATAAGGATATATAGTTCCCTCATCTGATGATGCTTCAACTATCTGCGTGTCTAAAGCATTTCCATTTCTAGTTATATCATTATCTAGTGTTTCTTCAACTACTTCTATTAATTGGTTTCTAACTGTATCTATGTTGCTGTCTGTACCTTTACCAAATGCTACAATTAAAAAATCAATAGAACCTCTATAACTTCCAGCACCAGTATCACCAATGCTAGATACTTCTCTAGTTTCATCTCCTGACTGAACAAATAAAGCTGGAAATTGAGCATCTGATAATTCTTCTACCTCAAATGGCTCTCTAGTAATCTTTTTAAACTCAATAGGACTGGTAACTGCATCAAGCTTTGTGATTATATCACCAGCTATGTTTTCTCTTTTGCTCATATTTTCATTGCTTTAAAATAGGTTGTTGCAAACTCTTGTTTAATCTTATCTTCTTCTTTATCTCCAATAGAGAAGAATGGTCGTGTAATTTTTTGTCTACCTACACCAAATGTATCGTGATATGAAGCTATTTTATTTCTTTCCATATTAGAAAAAAACAAAGTGCTTTTTAATCCACCAGTCTTAAAGTCTAAACTTCTAAACATTTTCCCAGTATCAGTTAAGTCTACAAATCCAGTTTGCCTTCCTCTTTTCTTTCTACTCTTAACTGTTGCTTTCGCATAAGCCCTCATCTGTCCTCCATCTGGCAACTTTCCACTCTGGGTTCTTTTAGTAATCATAAATATTGCCATATTAGAAACTTTATTTAATGCTTTTTCTATAACTGGTTTTTGTTTTCTAGTTATTCTTTTTAATTCATTTACTACCTGAATAGTATTTGCTTTAATTTGTACTTCCATTATCGAACTAACCTTAAATGATGGATAGGCTCTTTTTCTGAATCACTTACTGCTCCAGAACTATCCTCATCATATTCTACACCATCTCTTAATATAGCTTGAAATTCCTCCTCATACCTATCTCGGTAGAAGTCTATTTGCACTTGAAACGCATCTTTTCCTTCTCCAGTATCAGGGTCTCTCCATTTTGTAAGTATTGGGTAAATATATTTCCATAAAGCCAGATACACTACTGATTGTGTCCATTGAGCATTTGTAAGCTTACTATTCGTGATTTCAACAGTTGTTACTTTTGTAATATCTTTATATCTTACTTGGTGTCTGTATCTTTCCCACCATTCCTCACGGATTCTTCTCAATACATCATTCTCAGCAAATTGTAACTGGTCGCCAAAGTCTGTAATACCAAAACCTAAAATATCAGGCTGTATTTTTTGCAAATTACTGTTTGCTACAGCAAATTCTGTGGTAGCCATTATTTACCCTTCTTTTTGGGTTTAGCCTTTTTTGGTTCTTCTACTGGTTTAGGTTGTGCTTTAGGTTTTCCTTCGTATAAACTCCAACCTCTTATTTTCCAATTTCCCTCATTTTGTTCGAAGTCAACTTTACTTCTTTCAATTATTTTTCCATCTTTTTCTAATTTTACTGTATTCATTCTAAACTCCTAATAAAGTAAGGGGGTTTTACCCCCCTTCTAAATTTTAGTTAATAACAGATTCATTAAGCATTTCTATGCCATAGCTGTCGTGTAGTTCACCAACTCCGTAAACTGCTGTTGCTACAATCTCATCTGCTCTTAAAGACGCATCTCTTTGAGTTTCTAGTTTTAAATCTTGCATCATTGCTAGACCTAAAGCATCTTGAGAGAATATACCACCTTTACAGTTATCTGTATCAGTAGTTCCGTCTACATTAGATGATTCAAAAATTTGTACTCCAGCAATAGTTCCGATAAAGCCAGTTCTCATAGCTTCGTTCTGTAGGTCTCCACCATTAGGATTAACAAAAGTATTTGTCAATGATTTCTTTACATTGTAAATAACTTTTGGATTGAATACTCCATAATAAGGCATTGGTACATTTGCTTGTCTTAATGTTGCAACTGCTTTAAATATATTGTCTATAGTTAATTCAGTTCCACCACCACCTATGCTAGTAGAAAAGCCATCAAATAAAGCTGTTAAATCTGTATCTATCTTCTTTGCAATAGCTTCCCCAAATAATTTACCAATGTCTTGAGCAACATTTCTTGATGCTGAATTTCTTGCTAAATCAGTAAGTGTTGTCATAATTCCAACCTCTGAAGCTGTAATAGTTACAGATGTTGGGTTTACTGCTGTGTTTGATAAGTCAGATGCTTCACTAACTGCTGAAGCTGATACTGTTCCATAAATAGGAACTTCAACTGATTTACCTCCACCAGCGATTGTGTAGTTTTTAACTAAGTTTCTCATTACTGATTGCTCATTAGCAACAAATAATGCTTCTGCTACTATCTCAGTATAAAGTTCTGATATAGTACTAGATGTGGTTTCATTTGCCATTTATAACTCCTAAAAAATAAAAAAATTAAAAATTATGAATTTATCACTCTGGGTTGAGAGTTTTTTCCTTTTCGCCACTTGGCATATTTCTCTCTATCCTTTGGATTATTCATATCTAAATCCTCAATTTTAAAAGAGGTATTGAGTTCTCCTCTATCCACATTTGACACCGAACCACTACCTGATGGGGTAGCAGTTACAAAGTGAGGGTTCTGTGTTAAAAACTCTTGCACTAATTCGTCAGTCGTTAAGAGTTCCCCATTACTGTTATATCTTGCTAATCCGTTTTTGTCTAGTATTTCTACGTTACCAGATTCATTTAATTTTATATCTTTGTTTAATAATTCTACAACTTGGTCTGGATTGATTGCTCTGTTCTTTGAAGCTGAAGATAATAAAGATTTATTTATTTTAATGTCTTTTAGTTGCGTTTCTAAATTAGTTTTTTCTTTGCTCCATTCTTGGGTTTTGTTTTTAAGTATTTCCTCAAACTCGCCCTTCTGAATTTTTTGTTTTTCTTCTGTTTCTTTTTGTGCTTTTACTATGTTTATTGCTGAATCCAAATCATCAACTCCTATTTTTTTATTAATAGCCAATCTTTCCTTATGCAATCTTCTTTCTACTATATCATTTAGTTCTTCTTGACTAAATGTTCTTGCCTTCGGTTTTTCTTCTACTTCAGGTGTTTGTGTTTCTTCGTTTACTTGCGTAGTTTGTTCTACTTTATCTTGTTCCATTTGTTTATCCATTTGTATATTCTCCAGTTGTAATTTATTTATATCAAAGTTTTTTTAAAAACACAAATTAAACTATTAATCAATATTCCAGCTTGGGTCTGTTGGAATCCATGTATGTCTACACCTATAACCACCTCTAACTATAAATGGGTCTCCATTAGACTTTCCTTGCCAAGACCTACCATTCCAAGTGTCTCTAATATCTTTCTCTGATAAAGTTTTTCCAAGCATACTTCTGCAAAAGTCTCGGCTATCTCTTACTAATGTTCCAGTATAAGTAAAATGATTTAATCCAGCTTCTTTTGCTTTTGCTATAGTAAACTGTCCGTGAAACTGCATTACACTATCGTGAGCAATTTGACCAGCATATCTTCTGAGATTGTTTCCAGCCCTATCACTAGCATATTGAGTATGTAGCTTTCTTACAGCATCTTCTATTTGTAGTTTCTTTGTAGTGTCAAATTTATTTTCATTGATATAATCTACCAATTCATTTATTTCTCTTTGATTTGACTTCTTATAAACTCCGTTTATATGCCCTCTGATGTTGCTTACCATATCCTCAAAAGGTCTACCAGCTATGGTACTCTGGTACAACTCATCATTAATAACTTTAATAAATCTTTCCCCTATATCTTCAAACCCTGAATAGCTTTGAAACTTTAGTGCATTAATAGTAGATAGGTTTACTTCTGTAAGACTTTTAAATTTGTTTGGTATTGGCATTTCTCCAAACTCATCTAAGACTTCTTTTGCAATCTTGTTGTATTCATCATTAATAATTAAATCAGCTTCATTAAGGAAATTGTTTTCTATTGCTTGTCTTATTTTAGGCTGTAGCTGTATTGCTATTCTTACCGATACCAGTTGTCCATTAGTGGCTCTATTAACTTCTTTTATTATATCTTCTTCAAGTTTGTATAACACATTGATAATGCGTTCTTCGTGTTGGTCAGCTAATTTTTCTAATACCCTAGACATTTATTATAAAGGAAAATTCTTTTTCCAAGCCCTAATAGACCAGTAAGCTGGTGATAAGGTTTTTTGACCTTTAACTTCTTTTAATACACCACCCATTCTAGCTAAAAAAGACTTTTGCCTAACTGGGTTGTTTTTCTTTATACTCATACCCCTTGCACCAAAAGTAACTTTCTTTACTTTCCCAGTAGATTTATTTTTAACATACACACCAAACTTTTTTCTTTTAGATTCTGTGGTTGATAATCTAAAGGGTTTGTTTAGTTTTACATCTTTACCTCTGTATATAGCCATTACTTTTTCTTCTTTCGTTTACTAGCCCTTCTAATTATATCCTTGTCAAATGTTCCTGACTTACCTCTGCTTATAAGCTTGTTTACTCTAGCCATAGCCCAAGCATTCATTGGTATTCTAGGTCTGCTACCAGAACTAAGAAATGCACCCTGACCCCTTCGGAAACTAGCTTTCAAATCAGCTAAATTAAATAATTTAGATTTCTTTGCTTTTGTTTTTAGTGTTCTTAGTGTTGTTGCTGATAAAGGTTTTCTTTTGACTGCCATTATACCCTCGTTCTTCTTTTTAATAACGATAGTGGTATTCTAGCACCACTTTTGTATAGTGAACTCACTTGTTTAATTAAACTTGCTCTCATAGTGCGTTTTGAACCCTTTAACCCTGATAAGTATTTTTTAGGTATCTTGGTCTTTTTATCTTTAGGTACTCGCTTCTTCTTCCGTTTCGCCAACTGTAACTCCTTCTACATTAGTGGTTTGAAACTGACCCCTAACTGCTCTTGAGTTGTCAATTTCTTCATTAATAGTTTTTATCTTATCATTATCATCTATAACTGTGTCTGCTATCTGCTTATCTATTTCTTTGTTAAATGTTTCTGATTTAACTCCACTAGCTTTAGCCATTTGTAGATATTGCATATCATTCGCCCAGTCTCTAATATCAAAAGTGTCTGGATAGTTAACTGAACCATCAAAATCTTTTTCTAACCATCTAGCAAATAAACTCCAGATATGTTCCTCTGCGTTTTCTAAATAATCTGCTTTCTCTGATAATCTAGCATTTAATAACTGAAACTCTGTCTGTAATGCTATTCCACTAGCTATCTGACCACTTGTTGCTCTTACTGAACCCATATGTGTTATTCTATCAATCGCATCTACTTTGTTTTGTATACATTTCATTATACCATCTAGGTTTTGACCACTAGGTTGGATAATATAAGGTTTTAAAGCACTATCCATATCTTCAGGTATTTCTATAATAGACCCAGCACCAGCAGAAGCTTCTACATTTGGTGTTTTTACTAAACTAGGGTGATTTGCCAGTCTTATTAATTGTTCTTTTTCTGAATAATCATTATAAATAGATTGTTGTAAGTATGCCACATCTGATAAATCACTTATCCCTATGGGTCTTTTGTTCCCTCTTAGGTTGTAAACATTAACTGCTGGAATAACTCCTATTGGGTTTGGTATTTCCTCTATTAGCTTTGAATCTCCCTCTGAGTACTCTTTATCATATTCTTCTACTTCATAAGTGCTTATGGTTTCCTCTGTAAATACTTTTAATATGGCTCTTTCTGCATTAATATCTTCCACCACTACTAAATAATCTAAATAAAACCTACCACTACTTGCTCTGGTATAATTCCAGTTAACTATATTCTCTGGTGTATAGATTGAAACATAAGGTCTAATATCTTGAGCCAGTTCCTCTGCTCTAGTCTTTGCAGTAGTCTGTGGTTTGTCTACTATCACCCAGCAGTTGCCATAAATAGATGCGTTCATTTGCACCTCTCTCATAACAGTATTAAAACTTCTACCATCTAGGTCTGCATCTTTAATAAAGGATTGTAGTTGCTCATCTCCGTCTAAACTTCCATAGTCTCTAGTCGGTGGCACTCGCCATAAAAAGCTTGTATAAATTTGTACTACATTTTTACAATGATTGTCTAAAGGGGTATGCCTAATCCTTGCATCATATTCTTCTGGTGATTCCAGTATGTATCTATGTAAATAATATCCATTTTTATAATCATTTCCACCTAAATAACTGCGAATATAAAACTCCCAGTTCTCTATGTTTGAAGTCCATAAAGGGTGTTTTTGTTGTAATTCTTCTCTGTTCATTAACTCCACCTCTTTTGCTCAGTTGCTACAAAGTTTCTTCTTATAGGGTAATTATATTCTATTAAGTACCCAAGTGCGTCATTCATATGGTCGTACCCACTATCTTTATCTGGTATATGTGTTCCTTCTTTGTATATTTGTCTTTCTATACTTTTTATCACATTTTTACAAGAGTTTAAAATAAATAAACTATTTTTTCCAGTAACATTTTTTAACTTGGAATTTACTGCATTTATTCTATCCCTTACTAATGGTGCTGTGTTCTTACATTTAACCTCAAACCCAAAGTTTTTTAATATTGCTAGGTCTGTAACACCCCCAGCAGATGTTTTTCTCTGTCTAGCACTAGGGTCTGGGTAAACTATGATGTTTTTATGCTTGTATCTATTTCTAATTTCCTCACACATCTCATTCGTATTTGATGAATATATTTGTATCTCATCTATTACTGTAACTATTTTATTATCAATAACTGTTACTACTGCACACATTGGGTCTACATTAAAGTCTAATCCTATATGATAAACCAAAGTATTATCTTTATATTTCTCTATAATATTTTTTTCTCTGCTAAAATTGTAATAAATCATTCCTGAATAGTTTACAAATGTTGCTTCGTACTCTTGCTGAAAAGTTCTTAAATCTAGGTCTTGTTTTGCTTGTTCTATTTCATCTTGACTAACTTGTTCCCCTTCTATTGTAGTATATTTAAAACTTTTCCAGTCTTTATTTGCTTCACCCATCTTAAATAACTCATAACTCCAGTTACCAAACCCTCTAGGACTGCCACAAAAAAATGCAGAGCCTTTAGTATCAGATAGTGTAGGTCTTAACACCTCATACCAAGTTTCTTTGCTTGTATCTGCAAATTCGTCCATAACTAAGAAATGAATCCCAACTCCCCTGAGAGAATTTTCATTGTCGCTTCCCCTTAATGTAATTGTTGAGTTATTCCTTAATGTTATAGTCAAATCACTATGGTTGATTGATTTAACCCATTTATGAGCCAACATCTTTTCTTTTAATACACTCCAACATATTGCTTTAGCTTGTCTGTAACTGGGTGCAACATACCACACTTTTTTATTAGGTTGACTGGAATACTTTGCTATCTCATTTATTGCTAAATATGTTTTACCAAACCTTCTTCCAGTAATTAATACTCTAAACCTTGCATTTGAATTAGTTACTTTCTTTTGTGGTTCAGTTAATGGCATTATGTTCTCTGTCTTTCTTCCCCCAGTATACCAGTACAAATGCTTCACACTCAGGACAAGATAAGTTGGTAACTATAGCATAATCTTCACTATCTTCACATTCGTGGTCGCCACCCCATATCAATTCACAACCACAATCATAACACAACATCAATCATTGCTCCACACTAGAGGTTCTTCTAACTGGTTTTCTTCCAGTCTATCTTGTTGACCTAATATGTTCTTACCTAAGAATATCTGCATAGTTACATTACCATTTTCTGCACTTTTCCATTGAAGCTGTCTTAGCCTTAGTTTCTGCTCTGCTCTACCTTTTGTCAGATATTCCGAATAACTCTTTTCTAATAAATCTGCTGAACACCCAAAGAAATCTGCCATCTCCTTGTTAGTACAGCCAAATTTAGCTAATTTCTGTAATTGTTCTATATCTATGTTATATTTTTTAGGTCTTGCCATTCCTAATTACCCTATAGTTCGGTAATAATAGTCTAGCATACTGATTGTATTACACAACCAAGAAAGTGCCTTTAGGCACTCTCCTTTATTTTTATTTTTCTTTCTTGTTTTTTTAGTTTTCTTAAAAAGCTGTCTGTTTTGTTATAATCATACACTCCGTTTTCGTTTGTCCAAGTTGAATCTTGAATTGTATCTTCCCAGTTTGTAATGATGTTTTTTAATACTTCTGCTTCTTGTTTTGTTATTTTTACTGTATACATTTTGTCTCCTTTATTATTATTATTATTGTTCATATTTATTATAATATATAAAAATGTAATAAAATCAAGTACTTAAATAAATTATTCTATTCTAAATATATCCTGATAAAGTAAGTTTACTATTTTCTCAAACTCTTTCTGCTCATATTTTTTTATATCTATTTCACATACAAACTTCTTGAATT